ACCTTTCAGCCCGTCTAAGTGACTTCAACAAAGGATCAATGTTGCCAGATATTTTAACCGCTAAACTTATCGCCATCGTATAGTTTCTTTGCTCTTTCTAACTCCTCCTGGGTAATAGGTTTCACCGTTTTCTTTTTGTCATCATCCCAAGGGAACACAATCAAATCACGGGGGGTAATTTGTTTCTTGCCGTCACCGTGAGCCAGGACCATCAAGTAGCTTTCCCACCGTGACCTCTCCCACGCCTCCTGTTCCCGTAGCATCTCCCTTTCGTAGTACCCCTTCATTTTGTAGTGAAACTCCTTTGGGGATAAGTCCCAGAACTCGTCTGCACTCATCCCCATCGTTCCTAATCCTACTTCTAAAAGGTAGTCCCATGTTATTTCTTCACCTGGTTCGCCTTCGGTTTTTTTTTATCGGCCGGGGCCTGGGATTCTCCGTAGTAGTCCATAATTTCAGCTATCAAGTTAGGGTCTTCGTCTAACCAATCCGCTACAATTACTTCGGTAATGTCAACTGTTTTACCATTGATTTCTGTATTGAAATCAGTCCCCTCTTTCCTTGCCCCATCTTTCAGTATGCACCATATTAAAGTAATCGTATTGGCTATTGTCAAAGTATCCCCTAAATTCTGAAGACCACTTAGAGTAATCCCAGTTTTCCGGCCAAATTCCGCAAGGGTATTAAACCCGATTTTAATAGGTCTTTCTTTACCGCCAATGTTTACTGTTTGCATATTTGTATATTTAGTCTGGTGTTGACCCGGTTAAGGTTAACTGCCCGTTGCCTACAAAAGAACAAGCAAAGGTTGCGTTAGCCTGGTTTGGAGAATCTATACTCACGTTCTGAAGGTAAGCGTTCCCCCCGAAGGTAAAATCATCTACGTTTGCAGTCTTAAAAAGCAAGGCTATGGATGTTTTATTTAATACAAGGTTCATCAGGTAAGCGTAGTTATGGGCCGTGTCAAAAGTAACCAACCCGCTTGTTTCCATAGTCCAGCTTTGAAGCCCCGGAAGTATTGTTTTCCACCCGCTACTGTCTTTAGTAGTGGTGTCCCTCATATCCAGGTTTAAGCTAAGTTTACATGATTGAGAGTAAGCTATTTTCGTCCCTGCTGCATATATACAAAGGTCTGTCCCGTTTATAATTCCCGCTGTTACTGCCATTTCGTTTTATTTTAAATCGTTAATAACAGGCAGTCAACTTTTTAGGTATGAGCAGCCTTTGTGAGTACTCCGGTTCCTACGAAGGAGGCTGAATATGTTACACTATCCTCATTCGGTGCATCCATGTCAATAGACTTAATATAGCCCTCACCATGCCAATAGGAATCTCCGCTTGTTCCGGTCATCATTTTAAGATGTACCTGGGTACGGTTTACTACCAGGTCTGTAAGTTCATCGAACTCATACCCGGAAGCATCAAAAGCGACCATGCCGTCACAGGATACCTCCCAGCTTCTTTTACCTTCGGCATTGGTCTGCCACCCGTTGTCATCCTTTGTGAATGTATCCCTCTCATCATGGTTAAGGGTTAACTTACATGAAGTTGACCCGGCTATTGCTTCACCATCTACATAAAGAAGGAAATTCTTTCCATTTACTACTGTTGCCATTTGTTTAAGTATTAAGTGTTCGTATTAAGTATTCTGTAATCGTTATATATTTCTTTAAATCGTTATCCCATTCAGTATTTTGGTCCACGAAGTAAGCTGAATTAATATACACCGTCCCGGCAGTTCCTTCATATTGGTCCAGGATTGTACGGATAGACTTTGCAGCCGTTTGAGCCAGTACCCTTGTTTCTGCATAAACGATAATAAATACCGTTGCATCATCAGCCCAGCTAACTTCCTGTTTCACCATATCAGGCTCTACCCTTATGGTATCATATACAGCGTATGTCCCCGAAGTATTCTGGGGGGCAACCGTTGGGTATATTGCAACAGTTGAATTAATCAAACTGTATAAAGCCTTGCCTATGTCCGAAACAGCGTTACTCATAATCGGTTAATTCTCTCCTGTATCATCCTGTTCATGTCGCTTTTTATTCCACTTTTCACCCCTGCTTTAGTTGCGTTCCATGCCCTGTCTATAAATGGGTCTGGGGTTTCCCCCTTGCCAAATCCACCAATAGGAAAGTGTTCATACCAGGGGTTCCATTTGCCCTTAAACCGGGGCCTCACCCACACGGTTGGATACTTACCCTTCCGACTTGCAATAATTCCAATACTCGCTTTTAGGTGTCCGGCAGGGTGAGAACGTGAAGGATATTTTTTAGACTTTGAACCAAAATCAGATAAAGGGGCTTCAAATCTCATTTTCTTCTCAACAGGTTTAGCTTGTTTGCGTAATACAGCCCGAAATATCTTATCTTGAACAGACGTTGAAAGCATATTAAACTGCTTACGAGCCTTTCTAATATCCTCCGGATCTGCCTTTATTTCAATCGCAATCATCAGTACTTTTTCTCTGCCGTTATTTCCAGCCTTCTTTTCCTATCTGGTTTTTCAATCGTTACAATATCGTAGTATTCCGTATCAAATAGTATCTGCATAGCTTCCGTTACATCGGTTCTGAATCGTATCGTAAACATCACCCTGTTAGAAGCTGTTACCTTGTCCCCTTCCGTATCCTCACCGCCACCAACCGGGGTTATCTTAGCCCAAACCGTAGCTAATATTGCAGGGGTTTCAACCGACTGCCCCATACTATCCCTTGCCGTTGTAGCGGTGTATATTACTATCCTCCTATCTAAATCACCTGTTCTCAAAACGTAAACAATCTATATGGGTTCATTAAATATTCAGAGCCTTTAGGTAAATCGTTTACCATAGTCCCGGTAATTACTTCCTCCCGGTTCTCGTAAAGGTGCCCTATGATTAACAACATAGCAGACTTTAACGGACCTGGAACCAAAGCAGCCGAAGCATAACCCGCCAGAAACCGTATTTTAACATCATTGGTAAACCCCCGGTTAGAAGGCCAGGACTGATTATAAGCAAGTATAATTTTATTCGGTTCGTTGCTTTCATCCAACGCATATACGGTATTAGCAAGGGTCTGTTCCACGCTATCCGCATCATAATACTTAACCGAAGTGATAGACTGCACGGGTGTCTTTTCTAACGAGTATTCCGTTTCTGAAAAAGAATCCATTTGCAACTCCCAGGTTTGGTCAAGTAATGCCCTCCGGGTGTACTCCTCTACCATTTGCCTTGCAGTTGGTATCAAAGTGTCCTCAATCCAGGTATCCTCGTCAGTGTCGGCTGTTTCAATCTTCAGGTGTAACTTAGCTTCAGCTAACGTAATCGGCTCGGATGTCGGTGCAGTTATCAGTTTCATTTCATCTTATTTTAAGTCCTCGCTTCCTCTGCCTTTGGTTTTGCCCTTGCCACAATTACAGCCTTCTTACGTCTGCGGGGTTTCGGTATCTTCTCCGATTTACCCTGCTTTTTCGGCTTATGGATAACGTCTGCTTTAGGGAACTCGTAATCATCAGCGTACTCCGCTAATCGGTTCTTTACCCAATATTCCGTAACCTTTTTTTTGAGGTTTATAGTTTCCCCTTTACGGATTTTCCCGGCTGAAACTCTGGAAATAATCTTTACCATTCGTTTTAGGTTTAGGTGGGATTAGGAGGGGTTGCCCCCTCCCGTTGCCACATTACCAAATCCACGCTAAAGATTAAGTAGCTCCGCAGACCAGTTTTTTGATAGGATTTGTCCCTGCATTTAATGCATGAGAGCTTGACCTTGTATAGGCCACAAATCCAATCAAAAGGTTGGCCATGTACAGCTCGTTCAACCGTACAAGGTTGTACCCTGCCACTCTCCTTATGATGAACCTTTTGAAATCTCCGAATAACATGATAGTGTTTCCACTCCCCAGAGAAGCCATTTCATCATTAATGATATAAGGACGGCCCTCGATTGTATCAGGCTCACCTACTCTCATTGAAGGCTGCCAAAGCGGTCTTGCATCTGCGGTCCCGATTTCAAGCAATTTCAATGATTTCAGAAGCAAGTCCTCCATCATGAAAGTACCGTTTTTACGGTAGTCTGCATTGAGGGAATGATACAGCCCTACAATGTTATCCCGTGTTGGTCCGGCAATCAATGAAACTTCACCTGAATCAGAGGCATTAGTAACAACCCCTTCGGGCTGACTTGACCCGGTCCCGGTAGTGAAATACTGATTTTGAATCCTGCCAATCCTTTCAGCCAACGCTTCAGCTATAATCGTTTCAATTGGTAAAGCGGAATCCTGAAGCAACTGAACCGAAGCCTTTATAACATCGGAACTCCACAGATAGTCCTTCAACGTAACTGAACCAAAAGTTAGCCCGGTTGCAGTTAAAGCCCCTTCTTCAGCCAATAGTCTACCCTTATTGCTGGTGTCGTCCATTGTAGGCCAGGGAATGTCACCGCCTGTATTGGTTGTTAACACACGGGCAAAGTCCCAGATTTTAACATAAGGAAGCATAGCCTTTTCCAGCTCTGCCTTGAATCCTTCAGGGACCAGATAACCACCCTGGGCATCTGTTCCAACGGTCTGGTTAGCTCTTTGCTCCAGAACTTCCCGGTTAGCTGGTTTCATTTTAGCGTCACCGTTCAAACAGTAATCCCGGAAAGCGTCACTAACTTTCCTTTTCTCTTTCTCTGGGTCTGTTTTGGTTTCGATTTCAATGAACTCAAGCCTTTCCTCCTCCTCTTTGTTGATAGCCTCCTGTCGTTGAAGTGTATCAACATCTTTTTTAAGGGCTTCCTGTTCCAAGTCCAGTTTATCCCACCGGGTCTGCTCATCTTCCGCTAACCCTCTGTTCTCCGCTTCGGCCTTGCTAACGATTTCTTTCATTTCATTGATAAGGCCACCACGCTTCTCTAATTTGTCTTTTAGAATTTTCATTTTTGTTAATGGTGTTGGTTAATATTCGCCTCTCACAAGGCCGTTTCTATCTCAAGTAATCTCGTTCTTTCTTTATATGTACCCAGGTCATCATCCGGGTTATCATCTGGTTTGGGTTTCTCTTTTGACTTTTTGTATTCGTCAAACTCTGAACGGAGGCTAACGTTGTCATCAGGATAGGCCGGGTAAGTTACCGGGGATAAATCCCGCATCATAGAGAATTTAGTTACCTCCCTTAATACGGTCCCATCCTCCTCCTCTCTCCAGTTTACCCCATCAGGAGCAACCCGGAAAGCAAACGAAGTGCCATCTAT